CATATGCATCAGCGGACAATGTAACAACCTGTACGAGGAGCGCCTGTACGACACCAAGGCACTGTGCGAGGCCGAGGGCGCTGTGGCCAAGCAGTACATGATGGAGACCTACCCCAGCAGTTCTGGGGAGATCTGGTGCCTGACCACGGACGAGTTCCAGGAATACTACCAATACCTACTACAACAGGAACAGTTGAACAAGCCCGACGCCTAATTGACATTACCAACATAGTGTAGTATACTAATGGCATGATACACGCCATGATAGATCTGGAAACACTTTCCACAAATCCCAACGCTGTCGTACTGACAGTAGGTGGGGTAAAGTTTGATCCATACACGACGGCGGAACCCTCACAGGGCATGTACTTCAGGGTAGACGTGGACTCACAGACTGAGATGGGTCGTGATGTGATGCAGGACACACTTGACTGGTGGGGCCGACAGGATCCCGAGATCATGGAAGAGGCATTGGGCGACAAGGATCGAATTTCACTGGACGCCATGATCAAAACGATTAACAAATGGTCAGTGGGAGTGGACGTGTTCTGGTGCCAAGGACCACTGTTCGACTACGCCATACTGCAGAATCTATACACACAACTAGGACACCCACAGCCATGGCAGTACTGGCAGATCCGAGATTCAAGGACACTGATCAGTCTGGTCCCCAGAGATCCAAACGAGAAGAGAACAGGACTACACAACGCACTGGAGGACTGCTACTTCCAGGCCCGGAAAGTTCAAAGGGTTTACAAGCAGTTGGGCATCAAGAATGACAGACGTTAAGTGGTACAGCATAGAGGACCTCTACACCATAGAGCGATACAAGATCAGACACAACAAGAATCCCAAGACACCATGGATAAGATTGCCCTGTGTTTATAAAATAAAGATAGGAAATAAAATCGTACACGTGGGCAGGTCCGACACCTGTAGGAAACACGGTGGAGCGGAGAAGGTTCGCAAGGCACTGGTAAATCTATTGGACGTGCATGATCACAATCCCAGTGTGCCCAAGACCAAGTACTGGCAGGAAATCAGGTTGCGACACAGACCAAATTCCAGTAACATAAGGATAGGAATAATTGAAACCAATGCCATCACGAAAACCTATCTACAAGAAGCCATTTGAGAAAGTCAACCGTGTTGACGAGAGCGTGTGGTTCAGTAATGACACACCGGTCATGGAATCAGATTTCACTTTCGTTTTCGATGACAAGTACCCTTGCGTGAAGGGACACAGGTTATTCATACCGAAAGAGAACAACTCACACTTCGTGGGCAGGTCATACGGCATGGCCTACGACTACGGCAACGGGCAAATCAAGAAAGGCAGGATAGCAGGATTCAACATCGGAATGAACATGGGCCGATGTGCCGGTCAGACCATCATGTGGCCACACATACATTTCATACCCAGGCATGAGGGAGATGCTGACAAGATAGGTGGAATGAGACACGCACACCCGGGAGCAGATCACTTCGAGTACTACACAGAGCAAGACACATATGAAAAGAACAAAGAAGAAAAAGAAAATCAGTAGGAGGATAATCCCAATGCCCATATACACGTCACCGGATGGTGGTGAGACCGTGTACGAGCAATTGCCAAATGGTGAACGCAAACTGGTGGAACAATCACAGCAGGCCCGGGACAACCAGACCGCATATGATGAGTTGGACATGATGGGAACAGAGGCCATAGCACTCCGTAGGAAGCATCCGGCACTACAGAAAGCCTGGGATCAATACCGCACCATATGGCATTTAATCAACGATAATGAATGATATGTACAACTATTCCAATTTGAATTTTACCAGCAGTGTGTGTGCTTCTGTGTGCGTCTAAAGGGGCGATTAAATAGCGTTATGACCAAGTATGTGAGCATAATAGGCAACGGTGAGAGCAGGCGTGGATTTGACATAAGTCCACTCAAATCGTTCTCTACGGTGATTGGTTGTAATGCCATCTATAGGGATTTCGTCACGGAATACCTGGTGTGTGCTGATCGCCACATGTGCCAACAGGCCGCGAACGCGGTTGGTAAGGGCACCACGATATTCACCAGACAGGACTGGGCGGATCAGTTCGCGGCATGGTCCAATGTCCGCAAATTACCAGACCTACCCTATTCCGGAGACAAGAGACAGGACGATCCGTTCCACTGGGGCACCGGACCGCATGCGGCCAACCTCGCCTTGACTTTTAAACCCAAGGCCATATTCATATTGGGATTTGACCTACATCCTTTGGAGGAAAATAAAATTAATAACATGTACACAGGTTCGGAGGGCTACACCTACATCAAGAGACCGGTTGATCCCTCATACTGGATTTACCAGTTACACAAACTGATGGGATACTCGGATCCAGACACGAGATGGATCGTGGTCAACCATGACCGTTGGGAGATGCCAGAGGAATGGCGCAAACATTCTAACGTGTACCAAGAGACCTATGACGGCATGGCCAAGTTCATCAACCGGCAGTTGACAAAAAAATAATACAAAATATAATTTACACATGATCAAACCAATGGTTGAACACCTGATGGTGCAACAGCAGATACGCGGACCACACCGTGAGTGGAAACACATGGTGGCCGTGATGTGCCTCAACCTCACATACCGTAAGCACGTGAAGATAATCCTACCACGACTGTTCAAGAGATATCCCAATCCACGGGCTTACCTGCGTGGCAGGCTGAAGACACAACAGGAGATGTTGCGACCGCTGGGCATGTGGGAGGTGAGATCCAAGAGGATAAGGCGGATGACGGAACAGTACATCACATGGGATAAAAAAGAGGCCAGTGACCTACACGGCATCGGCAAGTACGGTTCGGACAGTTACCAGATATTCTTCCGGAACATGATCCCCACCGACGTACAGGACAAGGAACTGCGGAAATACATTGACAAGCTCGCACAATAGTCTATAATAAGATTATGTTTGAAAAATACAAAGATGGAGATCTCATAACTCTTAAACTGGCTTCCGGGGAAGAGGTCATAGCGAAATACAAAGGCAACGACGACTCTAGCGTGAGCATAGAGAAGGCACTCGTGCTGATGCAGGGACCTCAGGGCCTGGCGTTCGGTACGTTTTTCTCCACTGCCAACCAGGACGAGGTGATCATGATATCAAAACTGCAGATCATATCCATCGCGTACATCAACGACAAGATCGAGGGCGAGTACAAACGTATCTTTTCAACGATCAAGACCGTTGACAAGCCCAAGATAATCACATGAGCCAGCACTTCGACAAACACAAGAAGAGCCTGACCGCATTAGTGGACACATCAGAGGCCATGCTGAACGCCATGGAGCAACACGGTGTTGACCCAGAGACGGTGAGCAACAGGCCGGAATTTTCCGTGCTGATACACTTTCTCAAGAGCATCATCGACGGCGAGTTAAATATACCCAACGAGCTGACGGATCGCATCAGGGAAGAAGCGTTCCAACACGAACTTGACCAGAAGATCAACAAGAGGTTGAACTGATGTCAGAGAGGACTGCAAGACTTTCATCCCTCTATAAAAATTCTGCAAGTCATCAAAGGAGAGACACAAGATGACTTACTACTCAACTAAAACATACGGACACAACATAGGATTAGCCTGTGTGTTCAGACAACCCAACGCAGATCACTCACACTGCCACTTGCTACATGGCTACAGCCTGGCGTTCAGATTCACGTTTGGATGCAACGAACTGGACAACAAGAACTGGGCTGTGGACTTCGGCGGACTCAAACCACTCAAGAAATGGTTGGAGGATCACTTCGACCACAAGACCGCAGTGGACAAGAACGATCCACACCTGGACAAACTGAAAGAACTGGAGAAACACGACCTCGCAGAGATCGTGGAGTTCGACGGTGTTGGTGCCGAGATGTTCGCCAAACACGCATTTGATTTCGCAGACAAATTGATCAAAGAGCAGACCGATGGCAGATGTTTCGTGGAGAGTGTGGAGTGCATGGAACACGGAGCCAACAGTGCCATCTACAAAAGACAAGAATAGATACCTAGACGAAAAATTAGAAGTTGGACTGGTGAACATGTCCTACACTGTGCGGATCTACGACACACCGTTAGGACAGAGATGGCTACGAGCCCTCAAAGACAATTTACGAGAAAAAAGAATACTAGAAAAAAATTTTTGTTTCCTTGGGTTTGCTGATTCACAAAGGAATTTGTCATTCCTGGTGAATGAATTAAACCTATATATAAGACAGATAAATTCATTCAGTTTCTCCAAGGTCTATCCTAAGATAGATTATTTTGTGGAAGGTGATTTCCAACACAGCGATCAGTTGCCTATAGGGTACGACCTGCCTGGACTTAGCCTAAACCATGAATCGTGTAACTTACTACACAAATATTTTGAGGATCTACAAGGAACGGTATGGGAACTTTCTCCTTACTACCTAGAAGCAGACCATGACACCAAGTATGCTATCAGACAATTGAACAACATCTGCCATGAGATCGAAGGATGGGTTACTGCCTACAGGAAAAAACAATACGCACCAGAATGGGTGAGACCGTCCCAGATAACTACATTTTTAAACGCACCGAGATACGACCTGCAGGATCACGATTACGAACTGTTCAAAAAGAATAGATTTGACCGTGAACTGGGAGGAGTGTATCTACATTGGTCACAGATAGGAAAGACATTGTTTGAAGTTTTCAGAGACGAGAAAGGAGCCAAGTTGGACGAAGTGACTTGTTCCGCCATATCACACCAAAAGTTCTATTCCGGTGAGTTCGATATAGAGTGGGGACAAAGCATCACCGAGGACAAACATGACTTCAAGAAACTTGAAATGGATCCATTCAGAGCATGGCTCGAGGAGAATGGATTCTCATGGGAGGATCCTAAACTGTCTTTGGGCTACATCAAACTAGGACAGGTGGATCTTCACGAAAGTTTTGGAACAGACGAATTCCTGCAGATTTATGACCAACTCAGCAACAATCTAGATATAAGTTACATAAGCACTGGTGATTTGATTTCTGATTTTCCTTACACTTTAGAAAGCGATGATTGGAAAAACATCCAGATGCAGAGTTTGAAAAGAGGATTTGATAAATGAACCATGTGGTATGTGTGAAGTGGGGGAACAAGTATGTGCCAAAATACGTCAACGTGCTTAACAGCATGGTCAGGCGGCACACCACGGTGTCCTACCAGTTCCACTGCCTCACCGATGATCCCACTGGTCTGGACGCAGACATCAACGTGGTGAGACTGCCCAAGGATCCCTGGATAAAATCATGGTGGAGCAAACTGTGGATGTTCGCACCCGAGATGCCGATAAAGGGCAACATTTTATTCTTTGACCTTGACGTGGTCATATTCGACAACATAGATCCCCTGTTCACGCACGATGCTGGCAAGTTCATGATAATAAAGGACTTCAACAGGTGCAGGATCAAAGACTGGAAATTGAGTAACTCAAGTTGTATGCGCTGGGAGTCAGGAAAACTCAATTACCTTTGGACGGAATTCAAGGACAGATCCGCACAGATCATGCAACAGAACCACGGTGACCAGGACTGGATCACGAAAAGGGCCGACAAAGATATAACATGGTGGCCAGAGGAATGGATACGATCATACAAGTGGGAGATGGTGGGTCTCAAAGACACCAAACTGATCACCAAGGATGGCAAGAAATGGTTCCGCACACCAGCCAAGATAGAGCCTGGAAATCGGGTGGCAGTTTTCCATGGTCTACCAAACCCCATGGAGTGTGCTGACCAGTTCGTTATTGACAACTGGAAGTAGTCATCCTATAATAAAGCATGAGCATAGGGGAGAAAAAGTTTTACGAAGCCGCCAAGATCAAGCGTGTGAGGGCACACCTAGACGAGATACCCGAGGACTGCGGCTACGAGAAGAAGTTCCGCTACAACATCGACATGAACAGCAACGGCATCATGGGCGACTGCATCGAGTGGTGCCAGGTCAACTGTGAAGGCAAGTGGGGATGGTGGTTCGAGAACAAGAACCTGTACGACGAGCAATGGCACAACTGGGAGGAACAGGACGCCTACATGAGCTTCCAGAAGAAGAGAGACGCTTCCCGATTCTGGCTGGCCATCGGAGTCAACAACATGGGCAACAGGTAAGCATAATTACTAGTATGAAACCATTCGAGATAACAGACGCGGCAAAACAACAGATGGAGCGACTGCTGTCAAAGAACCCTGACAAGTACGCGGTCAGCCTGGCGGTGCTGGGTGGTGGCTGTGCGGGCTTCAAGTACGAGTGGGGGTTTGCTGAAAGTCGGGAAAGTGTGAACAAGGGAGATCACCTGGAGGACTGGGGCACGGGACGTTTCGTTGTGGACGAGACATCAATGCTGTATGTGATAGGAACCAAGATAGACTGGATCGAAGAGACGTTTGGCTCACAGTTCGAGATAAGCAATCCAAATTCGACCTCCGCGTGTGGTTGTGGAGAGTCTTTTGGCATCTGATGGACACCGCTTTCATAATAGGCAACGGTGAGTCAAGAAATATTTTTCCAATAGATAATCTAAAAGGCAATGGCGTGGTGTATGGCTGTAACGCCATCTACAGGGATCACCCTGATCTCTGTGACCACATCGTGGCCGTCAATGCAGAGATGCACGAGGAACTAAAACAGTGGCACGAGACCGCAGACAACAACACACAGATACAAGGCATAGATGACATCAGCAGGTGGAACTACATCTGCGAAGGTGACGATGAGAATTATGTGCCCAAGGGATTGAAACTTTACAGGATATGGCGTGGTGGTGATGTCAAGAAAGGTGGCAAGATCAAGACCAACGACTTCAGCAAGGCCCGGGGCTCTGGTTGTAGTGCGGTCCTAATGGCGGCCGAGTCCGGCATACGGAATGTGGTCATACTGGCGTTTGACATCATGGGTGCGCAACAGTGGGAGATGGAGATTCCCAGCAGGATACAGAACAACATCTACAAAAACACGCCCAATTATCCCGACAGGGCCAGCATGAAGGCATACCTCAAGTACGAATGGATGTATCAACTGAGACAGACTTTCCGCAGGTTTCCCAACACTAACTTCTATTTCATAAATCGCCGTGAATACCTACACGGCAATCCGTTCCTGAGATGGTACTTCGACCAACCAAATATAAAGTGTGGTATCTACGCGGACCTACAGAGATGGATCACGGGCGAGCGTGACGACATCCGCTGGACAAAACTATAGGGTCTTGGAACTGCTGGCGTCCAGTTGGTAGATCCGCCTCATCTTGACGCCCACTGACTGGGCGAACTTCTTGGAATCACAGAGGTGGCAAACGTGTTTGAAATCGTTGGATGCCCTCTGTACATCTACCCTTGATTTTGGTCTCATGAACACGACGGAACAAGCATCGCATCTGAACACGTATATGGTGTATCTGCGTCGGAAGGTGTGTGGCACCCCTAGTTTGCTCTCCCTCTTGTGTAACCTGAGCGTTTTCAGGGTCTCTATGAACATATTCGTATTTAATAAATACTAGTAATCAAATTATGGGCCAACTAACTATAGACACAGGAACAGCGGGAAATCCAGCAACGGGCGATACCTTACGTACCGCTATGACGAAAGTCAACACCAATTTCACTGAGGTGTACGCTTCGTTGGCGGGTGCGGGACTGGGCGGCAACCTGACCACGCCGTTCACGAACGGTGACCTGGTGATACAGCCCAACGGAACAGGATCCATAGAGATAGATCAACTAAAGATAGACAGTTCATCGATAACCTCCATAGGCACGAACTCTGACATCTCAATTACACCCAACGGCACGGGCAACATAGTTTTAGATGCCATCACATTGGCCGACAACAAGATCACCACCAACAGGTCAAACGACAACCTCATTTTGGCCGCAAACGGCACTGGGGGGATTGTGGTTGCTGAAAGTTCAGATAAACTAGGGTTCTTCGGGACCACGCCTGTGGCACAACAGTCGGCGATCGCTTTCGATCCAGCAGGCAACGATGGATCGACCGTCGAGGACCTAAGGACAACCATCAACAACATACTAACAGTTTTAAGGAACTATGGCTTGATAGCCTCGTAGATATAAAAATGGCACAGACAGTACTAAACGTAGGATCTAACGCAAACGACGGCACAGGCGACACGCTGAGATCAGCCATGATCTCCATCAACTCCATGTTCACGGAGTTGTACGCGGCATCACCGGTGACATCAC